TTTATCTATTTCTGCATTTGCCAATGACACCTCAGCCGCCATTTTGTCAACCTCTGTGTTAGATAAAGCTACTTCAGCTGTTGACTTGTCAACTTCAGCATTAGATAAAGTCACCTCTGCTGCCATTTTATCAATCTCTGTGTTCGCCAATGCAATCTCAGTTAAAGCAGAATCAGATTGAGCATTTATTAGAGCAATCTCGGTATGAATATTATCTGCAATAGTTAAACATTCATCAATTTCTGCATTAACAGCAGTAAGAGCAGTTACAATATCAGAACTTTGAGCTGATGCTAACTTTTCAAATTCTTTAGATGCTGCATGAAATACAACAGCACCTCTTAAATCACAATCATCATCTACCTTTAAAAAATCTACATAATTTACAAGAGCTGTCGCTGAATCACTTGGGTCAGGCTTTACTACTATTTTATTCCCAGCTTGCATATAATACTTAGGAAATATAGTCGTAGCTAAATGAAGACTTGAGCTATTAGCAATAAATCCTTGCATTGATTCAGGAACCTCTTCAGCACTATAACCATTTCTTGATACATCTATAATATTATCAGTTGGTTGTGGTAATGTTATAGCAGTTGGAGAACTATCACCACCATGAGTACCAGGAGATGTGCTTGTACCAGCCCATATCATTAATTCTTTAGGTATGCTTGATACTACCCATTTCTGAGCAGTCTTTATAAACTGGTCATCAGCGTCTGCTACACCAGTTATATTTTCTATATCTAATTCTATATTCGTTGTTGCCATAAATCTTTATCTTTTACTAGGAAGACCCTCTCTCGGAAGAAAGGAAGCAAAAAACCAAAAGAGGGTTAGTCTTCCCAATTATATCCTTATATCGTGTTATTAATCACGAATTTCAGATTTTCAGTTTACGATACTGAGAAACTAGCGTCATGTGCTCCATGCCCACTAACATACCAGTAAGTACCATCACAAATAAACTCAAGATGGTCTCCTACAGAACCAGCTGCTTCTACTATAATAGTAGTTCCAGCTAGAGTAAGATATGCATCTCCACACTCAGCTCCTCCTTTAAGAAGAGCTGTGCCTTCGCTAGTTGTGATTGAACTATCCGCTGTTGTATCTGTTGCTATGAACTTAAAGTTACAACCAGCTTTTACGGCTGGTAATGTAATAGTTCTAGCTACAGTACTTTCAAGGAAGTATGTTTTTCCACTATCATTCATGTCTAAAACATGAGATGAAGCGGATGAACTATCCATAGTGAAACAATATTCACCTGGGCTATAACTAGCTTTCGCTTTTTGATTAGTTCCGCTACCATTAGCCATTAGTTACCTCCTTAACCAGCGTTAATTACCGCTATTGTACCAGGGTTAGCATTATCAGTAGTCAATACACCCTGGAATAACCAAGCTGTGCTGTCAACAGCAATTAGTCTGAACGAATCTCCAGCATGACCACCTAGAGTTGCACTATCATGTACAAAATCTAAGTTATCATAACTAGTTACCGTTCCGATAGCTGTTGCGTGGTCAATTACTTGGTCTACACCACTTTGGTCAGCCGTAGTTGATTGAACACTTACAGTACCGAAGAAACAATCACCACTAGAAGCAACAACAGTTGTTCCTGCTGTAGATTCTACCTTAAGACAAAAGTCAAAGACCATGCCTTTTTCAGCAGATGGTAATGTAATTGTCTTAGCAGCTGTTCCAATCATAATTAACTTACCAGAATCGGCAGCTACTAGAGTAGTATCATCATTACATTCTCTTACTCCTAATAACTTACCACTTCTGAGTAGGTCAATCGCGTCATCAGCTTTATTCTGTCCATATAAAGGATTTGCCATAATCAGTACCCTCCTTTATGACCAGTAGGCATGAGCTTCTGGCATTTGCCATTCCATACCTGCTTCGGTTTGAATTAAGTCAACTCTACGGTCAACACCACTGTTCTCTAAGGTCTGAACACCAACATAGATTGATGTATCTCTATTAAGTCCGTTACCGACCAATGGTCTATAAGCAACGTGCTTCATATTGACAGCTAGCATTTTAACTTTAGAACCATCAAGGTGAATGTTACGAGTTACGTTCATATCACCATAAGGGGTACTAATAGTTGTAATATCAGCTCCAAATACCTTCTTCTTACCCGTTAACGCCATATCAGCACTAAAGTTAGGTGAAATCTCAAGATTATTTGAGAAATAACCACTTAGCTTATGCAACCAATTATAAGTTGCAGTATCCACGAAGAACAATGTTGCATTAGCATTATTGTAACGTGGGTCTAAGAAGCTACTTAAATCATCTAAGAAGTCATCTTGTGTTTTAGTCGCTGTTGACAAGCTAAAGACATTACCATAGCTTGAAATAAAGTCAACGGCTCCTTGTGTATACCACTCACTACCTGAGTCGTATTGTGAACCAAATAAGATTGATTGCTCAATATCCCATTTGTGTTCGATTAGTTTCTCTCGCCATATCCGAGCCCACTCATTAGGTTCATACTTTAGAACGGTAGCACGAGTTGTGTTATCCATTGCCATCGCTGTTTTCCATATTTGAGTACGACCGAATGCAGTCGAGAAAGGCTGGTCTTTCCATGTTTCAGGATAGCCAGTACCTTGACCATGCGCAGTTCCAATCACATAAGACCTAATTGGTTCTAGTTGACCTGCAATCGTGCGGTCATATACTTCGTTAGAACCATTACTTGAACCAGTTTGAAATCCGTCATTAGCGGAAGAAGCATTATAAGCGAAAGACGCTAGCTCATTTCCACCACTATCAAATTTAACAATTGGTCCACTAATCTTAACACACTCCATGCTGTCATTATCAACACCAGCATTACTTGAAAGGTCTGAAGTAACTACAGAGCTAATTTTCATAACATGGTAACCACTAATTGTGGTTCCTGTAGTTGCATTCATAATAGGTATTTTCACCAGTTGACCTGGTAAAAAGAATGTAGGTCTTGTTCCAGTTCCACCAACAGTTACTTTATCGCCTGATTGACCAAAAACGCTGGTATTATTACCAGACGCTTCATAGTCAGTAGCCATATAAAGAGCAACATTGTGAGCAACAGCGGAAACCGCTGAAGCTGCATCAGATTGGTCTAACTCGGAATCATGAACTTCTGCAGCACCATTTGAATCGAATGCTACAACATAAGCGTATCTTTTGTGATATGAAGGTCTGCGTTCTGTGTATTTAAACTCTGGGTCATCTGTTGGTTTCTTCGCAAGCTTTGATACGAGACGAAAGAAAGGGTCTTGAGCTATTGCTAGTTCAGAAACTCTACTTCCGAAATCATATTGTCTACGAAGTACGCCAGTATCGAGAGAAGTCCCAAGACGGGACCCCGCCGCACCAGCAGCTACATCAGCAGTTGATTCCATTGTAAATAAATCAGCCATTTTTACCTTCTCCTATTTACGATTAAGCGTCTGCTAATGGCTGAAAAAATCAGTTATTAGCCAAACGCGTTGTCCAGTTTCTGGTCAATACCTAGTAATGTATCAAAAACTTGGTCGTCTTGAGAAGCTTCAACTGTTGCACTACCTGCTGTAGCTAATGAACGTGGTTGCTCTTGTACCTTTTTCATCTGAGAAGCAACTTGCTGTCTTGCGTTATCAGCAATATTAGATTCACGTTCTTTTCTTTTCATAAGATAATAAATATCATCCAATTCAAGAGATTTGTTTTTAGCGAAATCAACAAAAGTAGACCATTCACTATCTGTCATGTCTGTCTTTTGTCTAAATGCAGTCTCCCGTGCGAGTCTTTGGTTTTCTGTTCTCTGTTTTCCTAACTCATTGTTAAGTCTACGTTGAACTATACCATCAACTGTAGCCCCAAATACTTTAGCTGAATCCGATTGAGGGTCAGTAAAAGCATCATCTGGGTCAAATTGAAAATCTTCAGGAAGTTCCATGTTTTGAGACATACTCTCTGGTGCTTGACCACCACCCTCAAAGTAATTCCGCACATGCTGAATTAAATTAGGGTCTTCTCGCATTGCATCGAGTATCGGCATATATGGTTCTAATTCATTAAGCTTGCCATTAAGACGTTTAGCTTCACGACTAGAATCACTATACCTTTTTTGCAAAGCATCATCGCTTTGCTGTTGAACTCCGCTAGGGCTCGCTGGTGTGTTATCACCTAAATCTTGCGAGGTTGACTGCGAATATTCGCTATCTATAATGCCTCCATTAACGCTAGAATCTAATTCTGCGAAAAAATCACCAGTATCAATACTATCTCCGCCATCATTAACAGAATTAATATCTACATCATTGAGGTCTTTGACTTGACTTTCGGGGGCTCCTTGAGCGTTGCCTACTTGTTCTTGTGCCATATTTTATCCTTTTATTGGTTTTTGTAAGTTAATGCAAAAGTAATTATAAAAACAACTAATCTTTTCTGCTTACGCAAGATTTAATTTTGCTGCTCCAAACGTAACCACTTTTACATTTTCTATTACCACCCTTCTCTGGATGGTCTTGATTATGCTTAGCTTTACTAATAAGCCTAAGATTAGACCTACTATTGTTCTTTTTGTTACCATCTGAATGGTGAACAACTTGACCTGGCTTAGCATTAGTTTTATTTCGATAGTGTGTTTGGCTACTTCCATCTATCCATCTTCCATTTGAGCTTCCGCTCCTTGCCATTTTTGGATAAGATTTTTTACGCCAAGCCACTATTCTGTTTCTTCAGGAGGTGATTCATCTTGCATATCTTTCATTCTTCTATCAAATTCAGACTTCATCATTCCTCTTAATAATTTTTGTTGAGCTTCTGTTTCTAGAACATCTTTTCTAACTTCATTTGTAGCATCTCCAACTTTCATCTTAATACCAGCCTGAACTAATTGACGCTCTAATGTTTCGATAGTTCCATCTTTATCCTTAATAGCTTCTTCCATTGAAGATAACTGACCTTGAAGTTGAGAGTACATTGATTTTCTTTCGATAACTTGTTTCTTATTTCTAATATCTGTTTCTGATATCATAGCGATATCATCAATTAATCCAGCTTGGAACCACCTAAAGTATTCTTCTAACAATGCCCATCTATTAATTGGCATTGTAGCCCCAGCTATTACTCTAATATCAAATCTAGCTGATGAATAATCTTTATAAACAGATATAGCCTGACCATAATCATTGTATATAGGAATATTAATTCTTGTTTCTCTTTCCTCATCAGGAATTTGACCAGCCTCAGGTTGTACAATTCTAAATACTTTTTCAACAGTATAATGATTCTGAGCTAACATTTGAAAACATCTACCTAGATGCTCTAAGGCTGGCTCTACAACACTACCCATCCATGCTTTAAGTCTCCTTGTACCAAATTCATCATTTGCGAGTAGACCTCTATAAGTTTCAGCTTGTTCTTGAGCAAATCCCATCATAGCTGAAGGAACACCTGCTATATATTCAGCGTCACCTTTGCCCTCCTGAGTAATTGTAAAAAAAGCATTGTTGATAGGAGCTGGCATTACTGGTGTAGGAGGAGCAAACCCTTGTCTATACTTTAACAATGCTCCTGGCGAAGATGAATACTGTTCCCATTCTTCCTCTGGCACAGAACCTTCTTCATACATCCATCTAAGATTAGATGCCAAATTAGCATTATGTAGCATAATCTGATGAGCTTTATTAATCTCCTGCTGTTTTCCAATAAGAGGAGTTACAGCACTCATAGGATATGGTGTTCCAGTATACATATAAGGAATAGGAACAATAGGATATTCAGTAACAGGAAGTACTCTTTCATATAAGAAAATATCATCACTAACAGTACAAGTTACATGAACTCTATTTTCATAAAATTGTATAGCTTCAACTATTTGGTCTTGCATATCTTCGCTTTTCGCAAGAATTTGATAACTCTCCTCGCTCATTATCTTTTGGTCTATAACAGTCGCTGAGTCTTGAGCTTCTGACATTAACTGAACTCTTTTTTCTTCTATAGCTTGTTCAGCCATTTTATTAGCTCTTTCCATTTCAAGCTGAGCTCTTTCTTGTATAACTTCACCAGCTTCAAGAGATTGTTGTATACTTAATAATTTTTCTTTTAATTGGACTTGTATCTCTTGTTCAGCTTCTTCCATTTCAGTTTCTACTTTTTCTTTTATAGCCTGCATTTGAACAGGAGATGGTAGAATCTTTATAAATACATTTCTGTAAGCGTGTTTCTTTTTAGAATATGTTTCATAATATGGAATAATATCATCATCTTCGCCTTCTATTGTAAGACCCATTGTAATATCTTCAGGTTGGATTGATTGATAATCAGTTGAAGGTCTTTGTGAATAACTGACACTATCAGCTGCTCCAGTTACCTTTTTAATCTTTGTAGCAAACTCAGGAAATATATTCATTAATTGAGTTTTAGCTACATTCTTTCTAACTGAAATAAAATTAGCATCTCTAAATAGAAAATCTCTACTAGCTGGGTCTACATATACATCATATGGGTCAAGTCTCTTAAACATAACTTCACCCATTCCTCTATCAGCATCTTTATCTACATCAACAAGAAAGTATCCAATACCTTTTGTAAGACTATCCAGAACTATTTGACTATATATTGATTTACCATTTGAATGATACCAACAATAATCAGCTATATCAGAATGTACTTGAGCTACATCAACATCATCACCAGTAGCACCAACAGCCTTCCATCTTGGATTATTAGCTGTAACAAAATACTTCATAATTTCTATAATAGGAGTTACTCTATTAATGGTAAATGTTGGCATCCCAGCTTCATTAAGACTATCAGTCTCGTCTTTTGTAAGTTGTTCATTTAAATAAAAATCATATCCTTTTTGACTTAATACATGCCATCTTTGTCTATGAGATGAATTTGCTTTATCCCAAAGCTGTTTATTAACCTGTGCTCTTTTCTTATTTGTTAATCTAGCCATTTAATTACCTTAAATACTTTTTAACTGATTCAACAAAATGTTCTGGGTCTCCAGCCCCGCCTTCTGTATTGTAATACTTTTTCCAATAATCAGCTAGACCTTCTATTGTATTTGGCATCCTCTTAGGAACTCTCCAATACTTTATTCTACAATGAATAATACCAGCTGCTATATTCTTTTCTAATATATTAGCCCATACTTGTTCATCATAATTCTGCCAATGTTTTAAATCAACAAAACTAGCTTCTGCGCATCTTTGCATAAGACTACTTCTGTGAACTAAATAATGAGCTAGGTTATCTACAGCTGAAGCTGGCTCTACTTGCCAGAACGAGCGAGCAGGCCCGTCTCCCATTTGTCTAATGTATTCATATCGGCTTTCTACAATTCCAGTTGCCAAAACCAATTCAACGGCCTCAGGACTTGAGTACTTATCTCCTAATTTTGAACAAGTACTCTCAATCAAAGACCGCATTTGATTAATGCTAATCACTTATTTCTTTTTACAACTATAACTTCTACCATCCCATGTAAAAGACTTAGCGCCGCCAGCACATCCAGATTTAAAAGCTGAACGAAAACTACCAGCAGCTTTTGATTTCTTTTCATACTTAACGTAATCTCCACCTTTAGTTTTTTCAGCACCTACAGCTCCTTTACGAACTTTAGTGCCTTTAGCAACTCCAAGTTTTCGAGCTCTTGATGCAGAAGTAAGTCCTTTTACAGGTTTTTTCTTTTCACCGGAAACTCCAATTCCAACATTTGAGCCTTTAAAGGCTTTAGCAGCTTTCTTACCAGCTCTTCTGCCTTTTCTCATTAACCTTCTATCTTTACTTTCTTTATCGAAAGGATTGATAACTTGCATTAATGAACGTTTTTTCTTTTTTTTCTGAGGCATATTATTCTCCTATTGTTATTATGCTACTATCCAATTCTTCGCCTTCTTTTTAGGTTTGTACCACGACAAATCTCTTTCATTCTTCCTTAAATCAGGTGGAAATGCATGCATTTGAGCATAATAAAGAGTCTCTATGGTATCATCGTGTGCCATTCTAGGTCCAAAAGTAACAATTTCATTGATTAAATCAAACATATTTTCTCTTATATGTACCGTTCCTGTACTAAAACGACCTGAAAGACCACTATAAACTCGATTTATCTTCTGCCTTCCTCCTGGTTTTTCAGGAATAACAGCTATATCGAACTTATTTAGACGCCTTCTTTCTGAATTTAGTGCTTGAAAAACACTTCTATTCATAGCTACGTCTTCTACTGTACTTGATATACAATGATATTTCTGATGCATATCCATTATATAATCAACTACGCCTTTCCTTCCCATTATTTCTCCATCTATAGATTTCTGACCTACAGTTGGAATACTTCTATGCCTTTCATATTCTAAAGCATATAAATTATTTTCAGAGTCAATCGCAATAGCCATGATAACAGAAAAATCAGACTCCTTAGTATCAATATCGGTGGCAGGGTCACAACCAACAAAGGTATTAACAGGAAATCTTTCTCCATCAATGACCAAGTAGTTTTGATTTTCTTCAGCATCGTAGTCATAGTATCCTTCCCAATACTTAATATGCTCTCTTGTCCATAACGAGTCTTCAAGGCTTTGCACCTCCATCATATATTCTTGATAGAATTTCTGAGGTTTCCCTGAATCTGAATAAAACTTTTTCTTTTCTTTTAATTTCTCTTTCGGAAAGAAACTTGTCCATAACGATTCTCCATTCTTTGTAATAGCTTTATATGTAATTATTTTCCATGCAAAATCAGCATTAGCCTTTTTAGCCCTGTTATAATTAATAAGTAAATTATTAATAAAAGAATCATGATGTACGGGAGTGCCATTAACACGGAGCCTACCAGTATGAGGCTCCAAAGCGGGATAGACAACAGCAGTAACGAGATTGGCGTTTTTGTCTCTTGCTTCTCTAGTGATTGTATTTGCTTCATGTTCAAAATCATCCAATATTATTAAGTCATATCTTTTATGTAACTTAGCACCACCACGAATACCTGCTACATTTGATTTACTTATTAGTTTGCATCCATTCTTTAATTCAATATCTTCCTCCGTCCACTTAGGACCTTTCATCATTCCAAAATAATACTTTATTTTATCATTATATTCAAGGTGATATTTAATATAATCCATATTTCCTACTGATAACTTCTGAGTAGCTGATACCCATGCATAGAAATGCATATCGTCTTTAGGGCAAAATAGGAAATCTTTTAATATAGATGCTTTAGTTATAACTGTCTTCCCGTGACCTCGAGGGAGTATTATTGCGAGTTGCTTTACGGAAAGGTCGTCTATGTTATCAGCGACCTCATAGTGGAAGGGGGGTGTTTCACTCCGCATGAAGTCATCGGGTAAGAACAGTTTTCCAAAAGATATTAAATCTTTACTTGCTAACTGAAATACTTCTTCAGCAGCGCTAACATTATTCAGATTCAGATTTGGGGCTTCTTGCATCTTCAGCTTTTTTATCTAAGAATTTTTCAAAATTTTTAACATCATCATTCATTTCAACATAATAATCAAATAGTAATTCAAAATTACGACTATTATTCATTAATGTAGAAACTACATATTCTAAATTTTGCACTCTTTGTATAAGATGCTTCCTTTGCATGCCCCTTTTTGTTGCTTTCATATTTTGTAAAACACCATATATTTAGTTGTTATTGTTGTATTGCTTGTAGCATATGGTACATTAATTTTGATAATCTGATTCACCATTACCTTCAAATATTACTTCATGCGTATCGAGTTGGTCAACAAGATGTTTCATTGTCATAATTTTCCTAACAATATATTTGTCTGGAAACTCAACCTCTAGTTTAGTCAAACCTTCTGATGTCTTTTTAAGAGCTTGAATCGTCTGACCCAACGTCAATTTGTCTACTTGTATTTCCATCTCCTAGTTTTTGCCTTTCTATATTCTCAAGTTGTTCAGGACTAAATCCTTGAAAAACTCCAAATACGCCAACTTCTTTTTGCTTAACCGTAGTACCAGTTGTACCTATAATTTTACCAATTTCTTTAGTAGACTGCAAAACTATATTATCATCTTCACTATGGTCTGCTAATAATTTTAACTTCCTTAAAACAAATTCATGGTCTAGACCTAATGTCTTTGATACTTCTAATACACTTCTCTCTACTTCTTGCATAATTCTTTCCTGCTTTAATAACACTACTGCTTTCTTTCTAGCCTTTTCAGGGTTCGTTTCTTCATATGCTTCCATATATGATTTAACTGCACCCATACCACCTGCTACGTTTACGGAGAATATACGCTCATTTTTAGTTAAATTCTCACGCTCTTTTACCCTAGCTGATGTATTCTTAATTTTTGTACTAAATGTATATCTATTAGGATGTTTACTAAAGTCAGTATCCATCTTAGTCTTCTCTCTATTAAGAAATGTACCTACAATAGTCCTGACCCATCCCTTCGCCCAAGTATAATTCTTCCTATCCTGAGGATGCTTTATATTACTCACCTTTAATAATTGCACAATCCTTTCATCATCACTCCACACCCAATCACCTTCTTGCGCAGTGCGCCAATTTTTTAATGGTAGTTTATTTGGATAGTCTTGTTGAAATTCGTCTATATCATCATAGACGTAGTGACGCTTGCCTTTTATTTTCTGGTACTCCACTTTACTTTATCTCGTCTATTTTAAATTCCTTCAATAGCTTCTTTTCACTCGCATCATCTGTAAACGAAACAATCGCATCTACAAACCCTTGGATGTACGACTTTGACTCTATAGTAGTATCAAAAGACCTCATTACAGCATCTTGACCATCTTCTTTTCGCTCTTTCCATAATACCATGTATTTCCCTCCGTAAAACATCTATGATATACCTTCCTGCTCTCTTTCTAAATCACTTACCCTGTCATCCTCTAAAGCCCTTATTAATAAATTAACTTCTAATGGTATCCAATATATATTATTGTTTATCTCAAGAGGAACTAAATCGTACGGCTGATTAGCCGATATATCATGCATTAACTCTTCACGAGCATCCTCCGGAATCGCATCTAACCATGTTGTTTTCTCTGCCATAATTAACCCCAATATACACCCTTTATAATTATAATAACTATAATATCTATAAGCGCTCTATTATTTAACAAGGGGGGGTGACTCAACCTACACTATTTGACCATGTGTTGTCAAGAAATATTTTACAAAATGATGGGGAGTGTTATATACTGACGTACTACCTATTAGTGGGATTCCGTAAAACGGAATTTCGTTATTTTTGATTTTGATGGGGAGGGTTGTGATGGATTGTTAATGTTAACTGAAAGGAGGTCTCAATGGTAGAC